CAAACGCACAGACAGAGTTCGATAGCACATCTCTGATTCCAGAGCGTGATGCACTCTATGTCAAGTTCGGTCAGTACCCAGACATTGCAAAGATTATCAAGTCTGGTTTGTTCTATCCTTGCTACATTACTGGTTTGTCAGGTAATGGTAAGACGTTCATGGTTGAGCAGTGCTGTGCAGAAGCAAAGCGTGAGATGATCCGTGTGAACCTCACAGCAGAAACCGATGAAGATGATTTGATGGGTGGTTTCCGTCTGATCAATGGTGAGACCAAGTATGCCAAAGGTCCTGTGATCAAGGCAATGGAGCGTGGTGCGGTTCTTCTCCTCGATGAGATTGACCTTGCAAACCCCGCCAAGATCATGTGTCTTCAGTCGGTGCTTGAGGGCAAACCTTACTTTGTCAAGAAGACAGGTGAGTTGGTCAAACCAAAGACGGGTTTCCAAATCATTGCCACTGCGAACACCAAGGGTAAGGGTTCTGACGATGGACGATTCATCGGAACCAACGTGATGAACGAAGCATTCCTTGAGCGTTTCCCAATCACGGTTGAGCAAGAATACCCATCGGTTACGATTGAGAAGAGGATTCTCAAAGGTGTCTTTGCTGACTTGGGTGTCACTGACATTGAGTTCTCTGAGAAGTTGGTCGATTGGGCAGACATCATTCGTCGGACATACTACGATGGTGCGATTGATGAACTGATTTCGACTCGTCGTTTGGTTCACATCTCAAAGGCATTTGCAATCTTTGATGATCGCATGAAGGCAATCGACATGTGTATCAACCGTTTCGATGAAGAAACCAAGTCGGCATTCCGTGAACTCTACACCAAGATTGACGAGGGTGTAGAGGAAGTTGAAGAATCAACAGAAGAAAAAGTTGGTGATGTTCCCTTCTAATGAGTATAAATAAACCGCATGGGGGTGCAATGCCCCCGCTTTTTTATGTCATACAATGAGGATATATAATGGCAATTGAAGTTACAGTTGAATTGGATGAATTGCGAAAGCGTAAACTATTCATTGCAACTCCAATGTACGGTGGTCAGTGTGCAGGTATGTACACAAAGTCCACTGCTGATCTTGCGATGATGGCAACACAGTATGGTGTGTCAGTTCGTTTCTTTTATCTGTTCAACGAATCGCTCATCACACGAGCACGAAACTATCTAGTCGATGAGTTCATGCGGTCAGATTGTACACACTTGATGTTTATCGATTCTGATATTGGGTTTGACCCAAATGATGTGATGGCACTGATGGCACTGATGGACCCGAACGCACCAGACGGTGAGCGCAAAGAAATCATGTGTGGTCCCTATCCAAAGAAAACCATTGCTTGGGAAAAAATCAAGATGGCAGTGGATAAAGGATGGGCAGACGATGACCCAAACAAGTTAGACCAATTGGTTGGTGACTATGTGTTCAATCCCGTGGCGGGTCAAGTCGAGATGCGTCTTGATGAACCTGTTGAGGTGATGGAAGGTGGCACTGGATTTATGATGGTGCAACGTTCGGCATTTGAGAAGTTTGCCGATGCCTATCCAGAGTACAGTTACAAACCAGACCATGTTCGCACCAAGCACTTTGATGGTTCTCGTGAAATCATGGCATACTTTGATACAATCATTGACCCAGACACAAAGCGTTACTTGTCAGAAGATTACATGTTCTGTCAGTGGGCACGAAAGGCAGGTGTTGCTGTTTGGATGTGTCCGTGGATGGAATTGAGTCACGTTGGTTCTTATGTATTTGGCGGTTCGCTACAAGCAATCGCATCTGTCGGAGCATCGGCAACTGCTGATCCCGCATCATTGAAAAGTAAAAAGTGAAGGAAGCACTAGATTATGAAATTATCACAACGCACTAATGAGATTCTGAAGAATTTCTCAGGTATCAATAACTCACTACTCTTCAATGAGGGTAGTGTGTTGCGAACTGTCACAGAGGGGAAGACGCTGATTGCGAAAGCAACAGTCGATGAATCATTCCCTCGACAGTTTGCGATTTATGATTTGAACCAATTCTTGGGGTCGGTTTCTCTTCTGGATGATCCTGACTTTGATTTCGGGGAAACCAGTTTGACTGCCAAGAATGGTTCTGGTTCTATTCGGTACTTCTATGCCGATCCGTCAATGATTACGACTGCCCCCGAAAAGGATTTGAATCTTCCAAGTGTTGAGGTTCAATTCAAGTTGTCGGCAAAGACATTGAAGTCCGTACTTCAAGCAGCAAATGTATTGGGTCTGCCAGAAGTCATCATCCAAGGTGACGGTAGTTCAATCCGTGTTGGTGCGACGAACACCAAGAACGATACCTCAAATGCATACTCGTATGAAGTTGGTGAAACAAACAAGACGTTTCGTTTCATTTACAAAGTAGAAAATCTAAAACTTATCCTAACCGATTATTTGGTTTCAGTCAGTGAGAAAGGTATTACACACTTCACTAATGACGACGATACTGTTCAGTATTGGGTGGCAAACGAAGTGGGTTCTACTTACGACAACTGATTGATAGGATTATGAAATGCGTGAAGATTTTCTATGGGTGGAGAAATACCGCCCCAACTCTGTTGCTGAGACGATTCTACCGAATGAACTGAAAAGCACATTCCAAGAGTTTGTCAACCAAGACAACATTCCCAATCTACTGTTGAGTGGTGGGGCGGGTGTCGGTAAGACAACGATTGCCAAGGCAATGCTGAATGAGATGGGTTGTACTTACATCACCATCAATGGTTCGATGAATGGAAACATTGATACTCTGCGAACCGAAATAAAGAACTTTGCTTCTACTGTCAGTTTGGCAGGTGGTCGCAAGTATGTGATTTTGGATGAGGCAGATTACCTCAACCCACAATCAACCCAACCCGCACTCCGTAACTTCATGGAAGAGTTCTCAAAGAACTGTGGGTTCATTCTGACTTGTAACTTCAAGAACCGAATCATTGCACCTTTGCATTCTCGTTGTTCGGTTGTAGATTTCACAATACCAAAGTCAGAAATCACAGAGATGGCGGCAGAATTTTACAAGCGATGTAAAGAAATTCTCAAGATAGAGAATGTCGAGTTCGACAACCAAGTCGTTGCGGAAGTCGTCAAGAAATACTTTCCTGACAATCGGAGGATTCTGAATGAACTTCAGCGTTATGGAACTAGTGGTAAAATTGATGTTGGTATCCTTTCTTCTGTGGGTGATGTTTCAATCAGCGACTTGGTAAGGTCACTGCGAGACAAAGAGTTCACTAACATGAGAAAGTGGGTAGCAACAAATATCCACAACGATGTGAGTACAATCTTTCGTAAGATTTACGACAGCGCATCTGACTTTCTTCAACCACAATCGATTCCACAACTGGTCACAATCATTGCCGACTATCAATACAAGTCAGCATTTGTCGTCGATCAGGAAATCAACTTGGTTGCCTGTCTGACTGAAATCATGGTGGAGTGTGATTTCAAATGAGTGATGCATTCGACTATGTGAAGAGCATCAATCAGACAAAAGAGAATATGATGCGGGGGACAGAGAATGATGACTTGGCAGAAAAGTCATACGAACCATTTCTGACAAATCGTTCACTGTCTTACTTCATTGACACCGTACTGTTGGCAAATGAGATGAATATGCGTCAAGATGCCGACAAAAAACTACAATATGAGTATTTTCTAAATAGTGTTAGACCTCGCAAAAGATTTGCGAAGTGGGTGAAGAGTAACACAGATAATGACCTAGAAATCATCATGGAATACCATCAATGCTCCCTTCAAAAAGCAAGGGAGTATGGCAGAATTTTGACAGATGATATGCTTTCGGTCATGAGAAAAAAATTAGAAAAAGGTGGAAAGTGAAATGACTGTCAACATTGATGATCTTGTTGAAGTCCAACTCAAGGAATCGGATGATTTTCTCAAGGTAAAAGAGACCTTGACTAGAATTGGTATTGCCGCAAAAAAGGATAACGTGCTGTTTCAGTCGTGTCATATTTTGCACAAGCAAGGTCGGTACTACATCGTGCACTTCAAAGAACTATTTGCACTCGATGGTAAACCGACAAACTTTTCCGATGAGGACAAAGCAAGGCGAAACACAATAATCAAATTACTTGCAGAGTGGGGACTTGTTGATGTGATCAGCAAGGACGCATATACTGTTCCGCAAGCACCATTGTCGCAAATCAAGGTGATTGCACACAAAGATAAAAATGAATGGACACTAGAACCAAAATATAATATTGGACGTAGAAAATAGTTGTATAAATAATAGTGCGATGCCGAATGGGTCGCACGACAATCTTGCTGAAAAGGAGATAAACATGACAAGATTACATTCTATATTCCCTCGCCATTTTGTTGGATTTGACTCGTTGATGGATGAGTTAGAACTGCGGAGAGAGGATTCAAACTACCCCCCATATAATATTATCAAGCAAGGCAACAATCGGTATGCGATTGAACTTGCGGTAGCGGGATTCTCAAAGAGTGATATTGAAATCATTTGGGAAGACCGTGACCTTATCGTCAAGGCATCAAAAGAAAACAACACAGATGCCGAATACCTACATAAAGGTATCAGCACAAAATCATTTGAGAAGATTTTCCGACTCGCAGAATATGTTGATGTAGTCGGTGCAGACTTATCGGATGGTATGCTTTCAATCGAATTGGAAGTTGTACTGCCCGATGAGAAGCGTCCTAAACTAATTCCTATTGGTATGGACACACAGTCGCCCGAATTGGAATTTCTCCAAGAAGAGGCATAACACACACAGAAGAGGACATAAAGATGTCAAATAAGAATCCGTTTGAAATTCGTTTCGATACACTTGCTATGGCAAAAGATTTGTTGGACCGTGCGTATGACACGCAAATTCAGCAAATGTATAATGCTATTGATAATGCGAAAGAGCAACACAGAGATGCTGCTGAAGCATTTGAGAAGTATGTGCCTAAGATGTACACTCCACAGGAGATCATCAAGCAAGCAGAAGAACTCTACGAATTCGTTACGAAGAAGTAAGTTCTAAATAGGGGTGGGCAACCACCCCTTTTTTTATAGGAGCAAAAATGAAACTGTCTAAGAATTTCTCACTCGCAGAATTTACCAAATCACAAACCGCAGAACGCAAAGGTATTGACAATACGCCACAGGGAGAGCACATGGATGCCGCTGTCGCACTATTTGAAAATATTGTACAACCTGTCCGTGACCACTTTGGTCCTACTGTTATCAACTCCGGGTATCGTTCTCCTGAACTCAATGATGCTGTTGGTGGAAGTTCCAAGTCGCAACATTGCAAGGGTGAAGCAGCAGATATCGAGGTTCCAGGTGTGGCAAATGCAGAACTTGCCGAGTGGATTCGTGATAACCTCGACTTTGACCAACTTATCCTTGAGTTCTATACTCCTGGCATCCCTGACTCTGGTTGGGTTCATGTATCATATAAAGCAGATGGAGAAAATCGGAAGTCCATTTTGACTGCGACTCGTGTCGATGGCAAAACCGAATATTCAACTGGAATCAATGCTTGACATTGACTGCTAACTAGCGTATACTCTACATCATGTTTTATACGAATGTACATTTGATTGGAAATCACATCCTCGTGCGAGGTCGCAAAAATGGTGAGCGATTCTCGCACAGGGTTCAATACAACCCCAAACTTTTCGTTCCCTCACACGAAGGCGAATGGAAATCTATTGAGGGTCGGTCACTCGCACCTGTCGAGCAGGGTTCAATCCGTGATGCACGGGACTTCATCAAGCAATACAAAGATGTTGGTGGATTTGAAATCTACGGTCTTGAGAAGTTTGAGTATGCATATATCAACGAAAAATGGGTAGATGGTGTTGACTACGAACGGTCACAGATTGTTACTGCCTATCTTGATATCGAGGTTGGTAGCGACAAAGGATTCCCCAAACCCGAAGATGCCGAACAACCTGTCACCGCAATCACAATTGCTGTCGATGGCAAGTATTATGTGTTGCACTATGGTGAGTATGCCATACACCGGGATGATGTGGTTGAGATTGTCTGCAAGGACGAGATTGATTTACTCCTAAAGTTTGGTGACTTGTGGACTCGACTAGACCCAGACATTCTTACTGGTTGGAACTGTACTTTCTTTGATGTTCCGTATTTGGTCAACCGCATCAGCAACAAACTTGGTTTCAAGAAGGCACGACAACTTTCTCCGTGGGGTTTGCTCGATAAGAACGAACGAGAAATCCAAGGGCGAATGCAACAGTCGTACAACATTGTCGGTGTCTCGACTTTGGACTACCTCGACTTGTATCGTAAGTTCACATACTCACAGCAAGAATCCTATCGACTAGACCACATTGGTTTTGTTGAGTTGGGTGAGAAGAAGATTGACTACTCTGAATACGGCACACTACAGACACTGTATCTTGAGAACCACCAAAAGTTCATTGAGTACAACATCAAGGATGTTGAGTTGGTCGTCAAACTTGATGAGAAGATGAAACTCATCGACATGGCACTGGCACTTGCATATGATGCCAAGGTAAACTACAGTGATGTCTATACCCAAGTAAAAATGTGGGATGTGCTTATTCACAATCATCTGTGGAAAGAAGGTATTGCGGTTTCGCCCAAACAATTTACTGGCAAAGACACACAGTATGTCGGTGCGTATGTGAAAGACCCGCAAGTGGGAAAGCACGATTGGATTATGTCGTTTGACTTGAACTCGCTCTATCCTATGCTAATGATTCAATACAACATTTCACCCGAAACATTGATTGATGATATTCCGTATTCGTTACACATCGATGAGATGGTGGAGGGTAAGTTTCCAGAGATTGATACTGACAAAGTAATGTCAGCAAACGGTCAGTGTTTCCGTCGAGATATTCAAGGTTTTCTGCCCAAGATGCTCCAAAAGTTGTATGATACACGAAGGGATGCGAAACAGAAAATGCTTGAGGCAGAATCCGCACTTCAATCGGAATCTGACCCGCAAAAGCGCAAGCAACTAGGTAATGAAATTAGTAAGTATAAAAATTTACAACTTGCCCTAAAGGTGCAATTGAATAGTTGTTATGGGGCACTTGGGTCTCCATACTTCCGTTTCTTTGATATCCGACAAGCAACTGCGATTACGATGGGTGGGCAGTTGTCAATTCGTTGGATTGAACGCAAGATGAATGAGTATCTCAATAAGATACTTGAGACAGAGGATAAGGACTATGTGGTTGCGTCAGATACAGATTCGCTATACATTGTTTTTGATGGGTTGGTATCTAAGGTGCTTGACAAAGGAGAGTTTGCATCGGAGAGTGACTATAAGAGGAAATGCGTGGACTTCCTTGACCGTGTTGCTAGAACGAAGATTGAACCTTTTATTGATAAGTGTTATCAAGAACTTGCTGTAGGTATGAATGCCTATTCGCAGAAGATGTCAATGAAGCGAGAGGCAATCGCAGAGCGTGGCATTTGGACTGCGAAGAAGAGATACATTCTGAATGTGTGGGACAACGAGGGTGTGAAATACAAAGAACCCAAGTTGAAGATGATGGGTATTGAAGCAGTCAAGTCATCCACACCGGGCATCTGTCGTTCTGCGATTGGTGATGCGTTGAAGATTGTGATGGAAGGCAGTGAGACCGAACTCCAAGAGTTTGTCGCAGAGTTTCGTCGCAAGTTCGCATCATCACCATTTGAGGAAGTCGCATTCCCAAGAGGTGTCAGTTCGATTCATAAATATAGAGATAGTGCGACACTCTTTAGAAAGAGCACACCAATTCATGTGCGGGGTTCCTTGGTTTACAATCATCAGATTGCGGAGCGAAAACTGACGCAGAAGTATGAGTTGATAAACGAGGGTGAGAAAATCAAGTTCTGCTATTTGCGTATGCCAAACCCTATGAAGCAGAATGTGATTTCGGTCCCCAATGTATTGCCACCAGAGTTTTCGGTTGAGGAATACATAGATTACGATACACAGTTTACGAAGGCATTCCTTGAACCAATGAAGGTCATACTTGACACCATTGATTGGAAGGCAGAAAAATCAGCATCATTGGAGGATTTCTTCTCGTGAAGGACATTCCATCAGAGTACCTTGATTATGACTTTGGTTTCACTGGAGTCAGTGAAGAAGAATATCAAGGTCAAATCAAACAAGTCGAACAGAGTATTTCCGTTGAAGCAAAACAGAAGATTCAGGAAATTGAGGCAGAGAAAGATAGGAAGGTCAGTGATCTTGAGGAAAAGGTTGCAGACCTTGAAAAGATTATCATGCCACTCCTCGTCAACCTCTTGAAGACAGCAGACAAAGAATACATCTATTGGCCAGGAAGAGCAGAAAAGGTTCAGGCACAGATTGACCGTGTGTTGGAGATCACACGAGGATGATTTTCGGATACCTAACATTGTTTGTTGCCTTGGCAATTTCAGCAGTAGCAGCGTGGTATTCGATTATCGGATTGATGGCAATCTTTTCGGCATCAGCAGTTGCAATTGCAATTATGGGTGGGGTGCTTGAAGTTGGTAAGGTGTTGACCGCATCGTGGTTGTATCAAAACTGGAGTAGAACTCCGTTTTTACTCAAGTCATATCTGACCACCGCAGTGTTTGTTCTGATGTTTATTACGAGTATGGGTATCTTTGGATTTCTGTCAAAGGCACACATCGAACAGACAGGTGACCTGAACGTTGTTGAAAACCAGATTGAATTGATTCAAATTCAGATAGACAGAGAGCAAAAAGATATTGCACGAAATCAAGGTGCGTTGGATTTGCTCGATGATGCCCTAGCACGATACACAGAGTTGGGTGCAGTCACCAAAGGATTACAAGCAAGAGAAGACCAGAAACCAGAACGTGATGCACTAAACCTTGCGGTGTCTACATCGGGTGAGGAGATTGCGAGGTTACAAGAAGAGCAAGCAAAACTTCAGTTGGAAGTCAAAGCATTTGAAGTCGAGGTTGGTCCGATCCGCTACGTTGCGGATTTGTTGTTTGCAGATGCCGACTTGGAACGTGCGGTCCGTTGGGTTATCATTGTGATTATCTTTGTGTTTGACCCACTGGCAATTCTGTTGGTGATTGCGGCAAATATGACACTCCGTGATGAGTTTGAGAAACGCAAGGTCGTTGAACCTGAACTAGAACCAGAACCAATTCAACACCCAATTACACCCAAACCAAAACCAAACCCAGATTATGATGTCGAGGCAGAGGAATGGTTCAGTGCCACCAATGCCGACGACAACTTTGAGAGTGATGTTCAAATCAAACGTCCTCAGAAGTGGACAATCCAAACATACAAGGATGCCAATGGAAACACTGGGTATGCTAAGATAAAAACTGATTGACAAAACAACCACTTATTGGTATAATGTCTGAAATTGAAATGGAGATTTTATGAGTAGTTTCTTTCGTGATATGGTGAAGCAGATTGGCGACCCCGATACACACATTGCCGCAGATGGCGAGAACTCGTCGGAGTTTTCGGGTACAGTCGATACTGGTTCATACATTCTAAATGCTGCCTTGAGTGGCAGTATCTTTGGGGGAGTCCCCAACAACAAGATCACCACATTCGCAGGTGAGTCAGCAACAGGTAAGACATTCTTTGTGATGGGGATTGTCAAACAGTTTCTGGACGACAACCCTGAAGCGGCAGTGTTCTATTACGACACCGAAGCAGCAGTCACAAAGTCAATGATGGAACAGCGAGGCATCGATGTCAATCGTGTCATCATCGCAGAACCAGAAACAATTCAGAAGTTCCGTCACCACGCACTTCAAGTTGTGGAAAACTATTCACAGCATAGTGACCCACCCCCAATGATGATGGTCTTGGATTCCTTGGGTCAGTTGTCTACCACCAAAGAGATTGAAGACACAGCGGCAGGAAGCGAGACACGAGACATGACCAAGGCACAAGTGCTGAAGGCAACATTCCGTGTGCTAGGTCTCAAGTT